TTTCTATTCTCCTTCATTTCATCCCTCTTCAGCATTCCATCAGTTTCAATTCCTTTGAGTTTCATGTTGTACATAAACTCTTCCTGCATCAATCTAAGCTTCATCTCAGCCTCAAACTGCATGGTTTTTCTTGCTTCTTCCCCTTCTACCATTTTGACTTGAGCCTTTACTGACGCTTCATGCTCAGCCTTCACCTTGGCGGCTTGCATGGCTATCATTTGAGATCTCTCGTTTGTCTGAGCCCTCATGGCCTCCATCTGCATTTGAGCCTTCTGATCTGCCTCCTGCTTCTTCTTGCGCTTAACCTTCAGTAGTTGGTTCGCCAACTTGATGTTCTGTATCTCTCTGACGTCTATGGCATCCTCCAAGTTGATATCACCCTTGGATAAGGCTACATTGATGTTATCCTCCAATTTGGCTTTCTGCTCTTCATCCGGGGATACTTGAATGTGTATACCAAAGTCATGCAAATACAACTCCTTTATTTCGTTCAGTATCGAGACATTGTACTTACCAATCTTATTGGCAAACGATTCAGAAAAGTCTGCGTACTTTAGAATGTCGGAAACCCTCAAAGAAATAGCCTCAGAAAGTGTTCTGTAGATATACAAGCCACCTTCAAGTATATGCCTAGTAGCTGTATTCGAGTTTAGTGCAGCAAGCTTCTGAAGACCAACCAAAGCTCTAGGGTCGGGATCTGAACCATCTCTAGCCTCGTTAAGACCGGTCACAGTTCGAATCATGTCCAAGTAGTGGTTGTAGTTACCTATAAGCATTTGAGTCTTGGAAGCTCCCGAGTTCTTACTAAGCTCTTGAACAGGCACCCGACCATGGTTAAACTCACCTTCAGATGTATAACTTCTACCAACAACAGAACCTGTTTGGAAGTACAGCTTGAGAGCATCTTCGGGAGTGTAAGCTTGTCCTTCACCCAAATCAACCTCGCTTATACCATCAGCGTCAATAAAAACACCATCCGGCGTAACGCGAGATATTACCTGCTGCAATTTAAGGTGCGTCATTTGAATGAGGTCGGCGAAAGGAATCATCCTTCTCACCAAAGATTCGATCACACCCTTGTACATTCTCGGGGCTACGGCCACATAATTTGACAGCGCGTACTGAGATGTTGACTTTGGTCTGACCATATTTTTAGCGGGCTCCCACTTCAAAATGATATTAGTACCCATCACCATCACACCCTCATACCACATATCGATGGTCTTCTCTATCTTTCTGAACCTTCCCTCCTCCATCATCTCTTCGGGAGGATTAAAGGTATCATCCTTCTTCTTAATCCTCTTTGCCCCACCTTCTAACATCTTCTCCTTGTAAACAACCTTTCTTGTACTCTTGTAATTGTAGTACATGATTGTTACCGTGTCGCGCATAAAGATGTCATCATCATAGTAGCTCGATACGCTATGGAAGTCATACCAATCTTGAGAGTACTTCGATATTTCATCGATATCCTCCTTAGTCAGATCGGGTTTTATCTTATAGAGCTCCGTTACAGGAATCCTCTTTATTTCACCCCAATAAAAGCAATCTCTAAAGTGTGGGTCTTCTGTGTAGCTGTACACAACATTTGCGGGATCCACATACGACAACCTAACGCCATCGCCGGGTAAGAATTCGTGCTTTGCAATACCTATGCCTAAGGTAACGATATCGTAATCTACACGCTTTCTGATGTCTTGGTAATGATTCTCCTCGAATACGGTAGAGATCGCCTCTTCTTCAGCAATTTCTATAGCCGGCTTATACTTGAGCTGCATAAACAACGACAGCTCCTCGTCATTTTCGGGGAGATCATCGGGATCCATGACAAATGGATTGACCCCTGTAGAAGATTGTATTTTCTCAAGTATTGGTTTTGCCACCATTTGAGCTTCAACCATATCTTGATACTTACTCCTTTTAGCCTGCGACATAGCATCCTGTGCGTATGCCATAGGTTTAAACAGCCTGTCGGACATTCCGTTGACAACGATATCAACAAACTTCGGTATGATTGGCACCGGAGTCCAATCCAAGTTCATATAGCTTAGATCGCCATCAAAAGCCAACTCTCTCTTATACTTTGCAACACTCTGCTCGCCCCTAGCGTAGAGTCTGAGCTTGTGAAAACTATCCCATTGGGAGTAAAATCGAGCAATGCTATTTCCCTCACCTCGGTAGAACCATTCATGCTGAATAGCTTGACCAATTTTAAGGCCATACTCCTCGGTGTCTTTTACCGAATCGGGAACCCCTTGACTAGGAAAGTCAATGGATGGCATAGATAACTTCTTTTCGCTAATCATAGAATTATTTCGCTACTTCCTCCCGAATTGTCATATCTCGCAAATTTAACACTTATCTTCGACTGTTTCACTTCGGGTGTGTAAATGTGTTTATTACATGCCATGATAGCTAGACCCGAGCTAATGGATGCGTCAAATTTTGTACGATTAGATATATTGAATTTGGCCCAATTGTGTAGTGTTCTGTTAAATGGCATAAAGCCTATTTCGTCAGGCTCTCTATATGTGCCCTCGGTATCGTAACCAACATACTTCTCAATGTAAGACTCGATGGCAGATGCGTGAGCTTGCTTGACATCCTCAGAAGAGTTTGGTATTCCTCCCAATTCTTTCTCCGTCTTGGAAAGCTTCGACTTGTGCCGATCGGGCCTATCTATAGAGAAACCCCTATACCCCCTGTTTTTTATGTGGTACAAAAGTCTAGGTTTATTATTTTCCACTAAGATAGGCATTCCGTAGAAAACTATCGCCATCAAGACATCTTCAAAAAATGTCTCGGCCGTATCGGGCCTAGCCACATACTCCAAGAAAAATTGGTTGACAGGAGCGTCCTCCATGTGGAATTTTGTCAACCCATGAAGAGCTCCATTTGACGCCCCACCACCCACGGTTCCCGATATGTCGTAAGAATCACAACCGAATGCACCCAAGTAATCGTTTCCGGGATATTTGACACCATTTCTGACAGAAACATTGTTTTGTAAATGCCTAGGTGGCACCCAACTTATAAAGAACCTACCCCTGTTGTCGGGGGTGAAAATGACCTCACTATCCCTTACACCATCCTTCCAATGAAACGAACCACGAGTGACATGATGTTCGCTTATCATCGCATCATTGTAGTCGATCTGCTCGTATATCTTGGTGAGGTTAAATATGGACTCCTTGCTTTCATCCCTAAATGCGTGAGATTCAGATCTAGGATACTGCCTGTAAAATTCATTCAAAGCATCCGGATCACTCTTCAATGAATCCGCCTCATCTTCCCAATAGTCTATGGCACCCTTTGATATCATCTCTCCATCTATACCCTCTACAGGCTTCTTTGGAGTTCTCATCACAGGCATACCGTACCTATCTATAAAGCCCTCCATATTCCACTCCATGGGTATGAAAAGCCGATACATCCCGCTTTTTGTTTGGCCGTTCTTGTTTCTTAATTGAGGATCTGAGTCATTGTACATGGTTTTGTAGTTTTCACCACCTTTATCCAAAGCATTCGATGTTGAACCCATCATGCACTTCCCAATAATCCTACTACCCAATCGTAAACAAGTCTTTGTTACGCGCCAATTGTTCAGTATGTTATTAGGTTTTATCCACTTCCCGCTTTCATCGTGCACTAATAGGAGTAGCTTTTCACCGTCATAAGAGTTCTCGTCTGTATTCCTCCAATCAATCGTGGTGTTCAGACCTTCATCGTCATTGTAATCAGTACCATACATATTGGATTTAGTCATCCTAGACGCGGGAACGCGATACGCCAATTCTGTTTTCGGCCTGTCCATACCATCCATCACCGGCTTGAAAAAGAATGGATACTTCGTATTGATTGGAACAATCTTATTGGTGAACATCTTCTTTGCGTCCGGACCTGTTTTTGAAAGAAGACCTATTCTAGCGTCACTAGCTATCGTTCCAATATTCACGGATTCAGCAGATGCCATAAAAGAGAACCCCGAACGTCTTATCTTCAGATAATTCAAACCATAGCATCGATTGTCAGCTTTGCATGCCTCCCAATAAATGAAGAAAACCCTATTAGCCTCACGAAAATCCGGAAATCCAACATCTATTGAAGACCATTGTAGGTACATGTAGTGAGAGCCGGTGATATACGTTTCAACACCATTGTTCATAAACCAAAAGCCGTACTCCCTCCTATCAAACTCCTCCTCTATGTAATCTATCCACTTCGTCTTGAAAGCATCGGGCATTTCATTCCATTGAGCCATTGTTTTGACCTTGGACAAATCCTTTGGCATATCAAACCTCTCCCAATATTGCTTTGACTTGATAGGAGACCTTTCGTAAGCTTTGTCATTTGATCTAGGTAGCGCTATTTTCAAGCCATTGATTTCGTATACCTCGCCTATCTGACCATCCTTTGATATTACTACAACATCATACTTTTCATTGTAACCATATTTCCAACTACCCGCTATGTTTGCGGTGGTCTTTACGCTTTTTGGAATATGATTCTTAAGATGTACTATTAGATCGCTTCGACCTTCTTTCTGCGAATCCTGTCTTACTGTTGACTGACTCATCTATACCTTTCTCAATTAGGTCCAAATTATCCCTTTCTTTCTCTATTCTGTCCAATATTTCGAACGCATCGAATATTGCAGCTTTTTTTGTTGCGGCGGCATTTTTTAGCCTATCTGCAGCCAATGCAGGGGACTCTCCATCAACCTCCTCCTTCGGCTTTATTATCTTCTCCTTAGCGACCCTTATAAGCTCCTCAACAGCCTCTTCACCCGCCTTAATTATCCTTCTCCTAAACTCTATGCTCTTACTCTCGCTCATCCATGTTTATGGTTATCTGATGATCAAAAACCCGATACATCACCTTGTCGTTTATTTTGAATTCATACTCGCTGTCGGGGGTGAACACAATGGTATCCCCTTTCTTCACATTAAGAGATGACAAGTAGTCATTAGGGTACTCCATTCTTCCAAAAAGAGGCTCATATCGACCCGGCTTGGATAGTATTGACTTTTTCTTTTCGATAGGACTCACAAAGCAGAACCTATCTCTCGACTTCCAATCTTTGCCATCGTGATACATAAAAAACTGATCAGAGTCAACAAAGAAGAGACCATCTCTCAGGAAACTCCTGCCGCTCTTTCTTCGACCTTTCATATCGTTGTAGTACTTGAACACATTGTGATGAACTACAAGAATGTCTCCGGGCCTTATGGGTCCCGAATAATTGATGGGAGTACTTATTACTTTCGCAAACCTGTTTGATGCTTTATGGTCTTCTTCAGATACACTAGTCAGCAAGTTTGTGCCCCCAATGTTCAGTATATTGCTATACCTCCTACCATCAACAGGCTCAACTATGTAAAAGTGCGGTGATCTCATCAAAAGGATAAATCAAACTCAATATGTATTGGAACCATTGGACTGAACGTTTTCCAAAGCCTAACCTCACCGGAATCATTGATTGCATGAATCTCGATAGACCCATCAGCAATTTTTCTGATATTGTGAATGGTATTTCCTCCGCCAATGGGTCCACCAATGACGAAATTCATACCGACCTTATAATCGGGCCCTATGGTTACCTTCCTTATGATCATGTAGATGCTATAACATACCAAGCTGCACCATCAGAGTGCAATGTGACACACTTATACTGAGTCGTCAGAACCAAAGTATTAGAGCCGTTTATCAGCTCAGCTCCATTAGCTTGAATAGTCACGTTGTGAGAAGATCCAAGTTTCATAACCTTCAGTACCCTTTTTTGGCTAGATGCCACAGCAGGTAAGTCGATGGTAACAGCACTACCTATACTACCATCATCGACATACAGCAACCTGTCTGAAGCGATAACAGCGTAAGAATTCGATCCCACACTAGTAAACGACAGTCTCTTTGATGAAAACTCCGATATGGACTCCGAGCTATAGTTCTGAGTCTTGTTCGAATTGTCCTTCTGACTTCCCAAGAGCATGCTGCTCTCGTCAAATTGGACTTCTGCGTATGTTGATATCTTAGTCATTTCTTTATTTGTCTACGGCGTGAGTTACCTCGCCGGTACTCATATTTACAACGGAGTCTTCTCCGTATTTTTCTTTCAAGCTTTTTTCCAAGCTAGCGAATTGCCTCCTAAGGTTGTCCATCTCAAGCAGTCTTCCGTGCTTCTCAACTTCCAACGAGCCAATCTCAACTTTCAATGCCTCGAATCTGTTCATTAA